ATGTATGCGAGTTTACGTGATTCGTATTCGTACTTAACTTTCAAGCTAGAGAGCAGGTCAGCGACCTTGCCCTCTAAGCCCGATCTAAACATCAGAAGTCATCATCCTCAGTTACATCAGCAACAGTCGGAGTTACGTTGGGATCAGCGGCCTTGAAGCCAGCAGTCTTACCAAACAACTCAGCCACCGATGCATCATCCAGATCACCAGTGTCAACACCAGCAGAGGTGTTAAGGGTGATCACTTGCACACCAGCAAGCTTCAGACTTGTGCCGTAAGTAACGCCATCCTTCAGGATGTAGGGTTTCTGACGGAATGCAAGCTTGACTTTCGATCCACCATACAGCGGAGTGTTCTCATCCGTGATGAGGGTGCCTTCCGTATCCACAACAGGCGGACGGCTCTCATCATTCCAACTGAAACGAACTTGGTATTGTCCGTCTTTAACTTCTTCCCAAGGCTCAGGCTTGAGGGTGGCTCGCTTGGGGTTCTTCAGTTTGGATTCTGCCCACTTGAGCAGTTCAGTACGCTCATCTTCAAGCGTGTTAATCGTGTCTTGATCAACCAGGGCAGACAGTTTGTAACCAAACTTGCCAGGTTTCAGTACAGCTTGGAACCCTTCAAGGACAACAGGCTGTTCGGTCTTGTGGATGGTTTGTGCCATTAACAGAAAAAGTAGGTGGATTCGATAACCGACTCAGGCTTAAGATCGCCAATGATCGGTGGGGCAGTCTCCGCACCTATTTGAGATGCGAAGTCATTGAGAAAGTCATGCTCTGCGAACAGGTGCATGTATGTCTCACGTACCAAGGTAGATAGCGTGGACATGTCCGTGGCTCTGCATAACACAGAGTCATGGATAAGGGCAATCGGTGCATCGAAGCGTAGCGCAGCTAAGTGCAGCAACGATGCATCAAGGGAATGGATGAGGTTAGGAGCTGTTGCGTTCTTGTGGTGAAGTAGATCAACCTTATCAGATTCACCTGTTGCAACTTTGATTTGACAACGACCAAGTAACTGGAGTTCAATTTGTAAGAACTCGGGTTTCATCAACCGTTGAGTAACTACAAAGCCAGAAGGAGTTGTCCAAGTTATCTCCGTTGCACCACGTTTTACAGCTTCAGCTACCTCACTTTCAATCCATGTCATTACAGCCATAGGTCCAGGGACTACAACGTTCATTGCGTCTCTGACTGCCTTGACTGTAGCAGTGAGATCCTCCTTTTCGATCTCTACGTTCTTCTCTTTCAATGCTGCACGAATGTATCCACGGTTGGAATACGGCTTGGCATTGTAAGGAACGGTCATCACCACACGTTTAACCGTTTTCCGATCCATGTAAGGCTGAATGGACTTAGGACAGTGTGGTGTAGCAGCCTCTGCAACGACCTTGTAAGCGTCTTGAGGTACATCGGATGGTAAGACGTTGACAAGGCGTGCTGTAGAGGCATCTCGGGCCAATCCAGCGAGTATCTGAAGACCGCTGCATGTCGCATCTGTAGCGACCATGAGTGAAGTATGTGAACGATCACATGCAATCACACAATGGTAATACTCTTCACAGGCAGCAAGAAACTGCCAAGGTTCATCGACACCTTCCCAGTTATGCAGATTAGCAATCGGGTCAGTAGCGATGAGTGTGATGAGTTGATGATTATCTAGCGTCCATGCTAACCGCTCAGCCATGGTGGCTTTATCAAGACCGTACGTAGTAGCGACCTGAAAAGCTAACCAATCACAGGCGTAGTCATCAACAAAAGCCTCATCATGAAACTTTAGTAAGGATTTACCAAAGTCAGTATCTTGCGGAGTAAGAAAAGCTGGGATTGGGTAAGCCCTTCCCCTGTAATCAAAAGACCACGGAATGTAGAACTGCTCTCGATCTTTGAACACCTGCACTGCATTCATCGTCATACGTGTACGGCATGATCGTTGAAAAGACTGTGCATTGATGTTCATAATCTCAGCTGCTCTTCTTCTGTAATCTTTTCTACTCTCTTTGTTCTCCGCAATGTCTACCGGTTTAGGCGGTAGGGGAAGTTCAATAATAGGGACAAACTTACCTACCTCTATCTGTTTACTCATTAAGGTTTCAGCAACCTCAGTAATAAACGGATTAATACGGTAGGCAACCTTCTGAATCTTGTTCAGAAACTTGATCGGTGTTTCTCCCTGTATAAGGCAGGGACCTCCCCGACGCACCATGTCATGGCCTCGCATCACCTCATTAAGCAGGTATCCGCCAGGTGTCGTGAGGCTCCAATCATTGGGAGGGATGAGCATAGGCCAAGCCATCGGACTGAACAGTTCAGCGGTGGCTACTACCTCGTCCTTGATTTCAAGAAACTCAGGTGTGGCTACGACATACTGATGTGTCTTGCGTCCTTCCCTACGAACATCCCGCATGAACCAATTCGTAGCTTCGCAGATGCAATCGAGTAACCAACCACCTAATTTGATGCGGTTGGCTATACCCCAGGCTTTCCAATGTTCAACATCATAACGATTCATCAAGGTAGTAATAACCTTGACCTTCTGATGAGTACCAATGGACTTGTGCCAATAGTTCTCTTTCAGTACGTTAAGCAGTCCAGGTACAGTGCGTTCATAATGACGCATCATGCACTCATTCTCAAGTGCTTGACCGATTGCATCAGATACATTCTGTACCTTAGATGCAGATGGAGTAATGGAAAACACCTTATCAAAGGTGACCTTACAGGCAATAGCTGCTGCTACTTCAGGTTCAATGTCAGATAGATAGTGTTGAATCTCAGCAAAGGCTACACCAACACATCCCGAATGAATACGGCGTTCAGCTGTTTTGTTGATACGGTTAACAACAAGCGGAATCAGTGTTTGAACTGATGCTACACCATAGACAGAAGCACTGGCGTAATCTTTCTCCTCTAGCTTACGTGTGTTATCACGTAATGCCTTGAGTCCTTGACGTATTTGTTCACGTTCAAGAAGTACTTGCTCCTCAATTTGTGCAGGTGTTGGCATAGGCGCAGTCTACAGTGTCGGTGTCATCAGCAAGCTGGTCCATAGCCAGCTGTAGGATCTCATCACGATGGGGATGATTCTGAAGTTGTGCACACAATTCGTGCAACCGGCGATAGTAAACTTTAGTCGTCATTGTCAGGGTGTCCGATAACAAGGTGGTGGATAGAATCGTGATCACAAACAGTGAACTCAATGTCAGGTGTACGCATGAGCTGCCTGACCTTGTTTTGTGCTGCTGATTCACGCATGTAGACGTGTTCCTGAACCTTGTAGGTCTTGGTGTCACGCACACGAATGATACAACATACAGACGAAGGTAACTCCCAACCGGCTACCTTCCAGTCCATTACTTCCTCAAAAGAATGACGCTCAAATGCTTCATCTGGTGCGTCCTTGAACATGTCCCAGTTGTTGGGATAGTAACGCTTACCACTCATCGGATTGCCTCACATTGATTAGTTCGTCGTTGCGTTCATGGGACAATTCTAAAGCCAGCCATGCAGCAGACTCAGAATCGGGCGCTAATAGATGAATAGTGCCTGAACTTAGCGTGACTTCATACAGCTTTGGCTGATGATTGTGAACCATTTGTTTTACCTTTGCGGGTAGATGTGGTACGTGTAGGTGTAACTGTAGGTGTGGGTTCCACTGGTGTTTCGCTGTGCTCAACTACGTCCATGCCCAAAGTTTGCATGTACGCATCATGGAACTCATTACGCAGTAGTTTGTACTGCTCAACTGTAGCAACATTACCTACACTTTCGTAGTTATGCAGCCAAGCTTCGACTGCATTAAGTAGCAGCCATTCACGGGATCGAGTAAGTGTTTCAGTCATTCAGCAAACTCCAATGCAAGGTCTTTAAATTCATCAAGCCAGCCACTAATAAGACCAGCCTCCTCCTCAGTTACATGCTGCATAATGTCATCATTACAACATGCACGATTGAGTACCTTGATGATAGGTTTAAACTCATCAGGGAATGTAGGTACTTTGATTGCAGTGGAATGTTCAGTCATCAGTTAAAAGATCCTCAAAGAATGCAAGCTCATCAAACATGTCGGGGTCATCATCAATACGTGACCACTCCAGTTCAATCTGTTTCATGTATTCTTCATCAGTCATTCCAATTCTCCTTACATGTGGTGGACAAGTAGTAGTAAGCACGGCCATGATCGGCTACTTGATACTTACGCATCATCAAGTGTGCTTCCATGTGTGATTCATACTCATCACATGTTTGGTCACGAAGACCAGTAACTTGACGGTTGATGTAGTAGGTCATCAGAACTCCTTGTAAGTGTGCAGATGTGTGTTCATCGGGACAACATCAAGGACACGCTCATGTCCTTGTGCTCGTGCATCACCCATGCTCCATGCTTCCATAACTGAGCGAGCAGTTACGTACTCACAGGCACAGACATCACGACCCTTGGTGTAAAGAACTTGGTACTGCATCAAGCTACCTCAGCATCAGCAAGGGCAGCTTCAAGCATGTCACATCGGTTGCCCCATGTGACCTTGGTGTACATGTCATCAGCGATCATGAGTTGCTCTTCTGCATACTCAAGTTGCTGACGTAGGTATTCAATGTTGGACATTAGTTATTCTCCGTTGATTGTTGTTGACGTTTCTTATACTCAGCACGAGACTTGAGACATTCAGCTGTCTCTTTCTTCTGGTTGAGATAAGATTTAACAGTGAACATTTCAATGCGGTACTCATCACCTGAGTCCATGTGTTCAGCAGTGAGACGAAGACGCTCAAGCACTGCGTCCATGTTCTCAAACACACCGCAAATTACTTGACTGCCATCATACTGGCAGATGCGACTGAGGGTAACGACATCCATGGTTGTAAGTGTAAAGAACACGTAGTCATGAGGACTACAGAAAAGGAGACACATTGCTGTGCATCCCTGAGTGTAATCGTCAGGCTTAGGCAGCGAGAGCCTCACGCTCAAGCTCATTGCCCATGTGTTGTGCTTGACACCAGCACTCAACTACACACCACACCATTTCATTCTTGAGGGTGGAGATAGTAGAACCAGTGTCAACAAAGTTCTTCATAGAGAACCCGCAATCGTTGAGGTAATCGTAGATCTCATCCTCATACTCATCGAAGAACTTCTCAGTCTCGGAGTAATAGATGAAGCCAGAGACACCTCCGGCGCAGCCGTGTTCGGCTACGTCCTTGATCTCATCAGCGTCATCGAAGCGCTCGGTGAGAGCCTGATGCATGGTACGCATGGTGATGTAAGACATGTGTGAATGTAAACAAGTGAACAAGCGTAGCTTGTAGGCTACAGGAAAGCGTCGGATAAGTGACGCTTAAGTGTAACCAACGGGGCTAAAGATCAGGCCAGTTGAAGATAAGAAGTACGCTTAGTGTTAACGCAGTTCTTGTTAACCCAGAACCCAAGCGACATGTTGGGATTGAGCAACAGGTTCATGATAGCCCGGCGGCTAACGTTGGTGTACTCATACTCGTAGCCGTTCTCAAACGTAACGTAGGCAACACCGTTGAACGGGTCAACCTGCAGATACGAGACAGCATCAGAGGTACGAGGAGCAATGTTGAAAGTAGGCATGTTGTGAAAGTGTAATGATGGAATGTGTTGCGACCTTGCGAGCTAGCGAGCTACCTCTGTGATCGCAATGACCATAGCCCGACTCAAACGGGCAGCCTGTCGGTGCAGGGCATGGCCGGTGCCTTGAGCATACTTGTAAGGCGCCTGAGGCTCGGCGCCAGGCGAGTGGCTACGAGCCACTGTGACGTGTCTACCACACCTCCCGGTCAAGTACCCATGCCGGTCGTCGCTGCCTACCGGTTGCTCCGGAAGCGGTGTGCTTATGCAGTTGTCAAGGTTCGGCGAGGTGGTGAGTGGTGATTGAAGATCGAGACTCTCCTCCCCCTTAACAGGGAGAGTCGAGATCAAGATCATCAACCACTCATCCAAGGGTCATCATACAGCCTCTGGAGCCGGTTGAGCGGTGGACAGTCGGTTGAAGTGGCACAATGGTGGTGGATGACTGGCGTTAAACCGTTGCAGCGCAGTGGTTATAACCGTTGCTTATCGGTCTCATCAGCAGTGCTAATGAAGGCGCAACAGATCGCACCAGATTCTAGGCAGGCCAGGCGGTTTCAGCCGGTCAAGCACGGTTCAGAGCCAGCCCACCACCCGTTGTGCGCGGGTTACTACGGGCGAGGGCGGGCGTTGCACCGGCGCTAAGCGGGCATGGGGGCGGGTTACAACGCGCGTGCGCCTACGGCCACCCCCACACGGGGGTTGTGCGCCCCGCCGTATCCGTTAATAGACCAGAAAGATTTTTGTCGGATTTTATGAGACCCCTCTAGAAGCCTCTGTATCGCGTTCTACCCCTTCTAAGCCCTCTCTATACCAAGGAGCGGTTAAACGCAGCTCAGAGACGCTTAAAGACCCCTTTCCGGGCTGTTCTGTGTAAATAGGAGTCACGTAATCAGGTTCAACCGCTTTAACCTCAGCATGAAACTGCTTAATAGCGGTGTCTAAATCGGTTTTAATCCGATTATCAATCACCCATTGTTCAATCCAGACAAGCAGGCCAAGCAGCAGGTGATCAAACCAAGGGATGCCTTGTTTCCACGTCACATAGAGTGTGTGGAACTCATTGAGTTTTAGTTCTCTCATTAAGTTGCTCCAGTTCAGCGGCGATGGCGAGGAGTTCACAACGAATGTCGTCTCGTGTCCAAGCATCAGGATCGCTACCTTTTAAGTCGTCATACGGGACCACTTGATCGGCAGCAGCTCTTAAGACAGCAGCAGCCGTAAGGTGGTCTTCGATTGGTGCAAACTGGTAGGCATCCAGAATTGCTTGTGCAGCAGGTGAAAGATCAGACATAAAGAAAATTACTCAGTTAACCAAGTAGAAAGGGCACGAATAAAAGCAGTCATCTGTCCACTTTCAATTGCCTCAGTGACTGTAAAACTGTCGCTTTCTGGTCCCCACCAAAAGATGGCAAACTCATCAAGATCATCGTCTGACAATTCAGTCATCATTCCACATAGCCTCACAAACATTAGGAAGGTGTTGATACAGCAGGTCTTGTACTTGACCAGCTATCTGTGCATGTTCTTTTTGAGTACCATGAGCAGTCCGTAGGTCACAGTAATGCAACCAAGACCGAATGGTTCCATTCATGTACATCTTCGTTGGAGCTGCCAAAGGAAGCACATCTCTTGCACACTCCTTAGCAATGCCAGCATCAACCATATCAGTGTAAAGCCGGTAAGCATCCAGGTAATGTTTATTGATTTCAAACTCAAACTTTTTAGCTAGCACCTCATCCAAGTTATCAATACTATTCTGACGATTCTTTAGGTCTTGAGTTCTAAGGTTAGGTACTTGAGGTATTTCATTTACCCGTGCATACCGCTGACTAAACTCTTGAAAGCTAAAGGAGCGATGCCTAAGGATCTGTGCAGCTATACTTCTAGTAGTTTCTATTCGTACACACATGTTCACCATTTCAAACGGTGACCAATGTTTGTGTTCAATAAGGTATCTAATTAACTTAGCACTTGTCTTAGTGTTGTTTTGATTAGATGGGTTAGAAACTCTAGCCATGTAAGCTATTAGTTCTTCTGCATCGGGTGTGATGTGGATCAGTTGAACGCAGTGAGACAAAGGTTGAACGGAGTGGGTGGTACTCATTAAGTTAGACAGACAGTAGTAAAACGGAAATAACCGTATTTTGTTTAATGGGGAGGAAAAATAAAACCTTATTCGGTTTACCGTAGAAAAGAAGAGGGAGATTTTTGATTGTCTCCCTCAACACAGGAGTCGGGTCCACCCTCCCTTCCCCTGTATAAGTCAGGGACCTGTCAAATCCAAGTCATAGACTGACCTTTAGAAAACCCTCTTGCTTGTCTTTTTTGGTCTAAGGACATACCCAGTACAAGATGGTTTGTCTCAGATTGAGGGTCGTCAATAAATGCTGTAAGCATGTCGTTCCACTCTTCCATTTTACGTTGTTTTACCGTTTCTTGGGCAGAGATACCCATAGCATCGGTAAAGTACTTAACGCCTTGTGCAAGAGAGTCAAGACGGTCGTCGTGTTTAATAGCAAACTTTTCACGACACATGCGACTCATTTGGTAAAAGAGCATGTACAGCAGTCGTTTCTCCGGTGGGTCATCTTTGTTACTGTTGTAGTCCCACTCAACAACACCACGATCAATAATGAGTCGGTGTTGGTTCATGATGGGTTCAAGAGCATCAATGATGCGTTCTTCTTTACGGACGTTAGCTCTTACTTCTTCAATACCGATATTCTGTTTAGTTTGCTGGAGATGTTTACGGAATAGTTCGGAGACGATACCGTCACCAAAGTTTGTCTCAATAACAAGGTTGGTAACGTTGTACTTTTTACAACCCCTGAGAATGTCTAACAAAGTGTTGTCGGAGTAACCATCCCGGTAAGAACGGATCTCATGAACGTACAAGAAACCGTTGCGTTGACTTATGTAGGTGGCAGCTGTTTCGTCAGTGCCTCTACCTGACGGGTCCACGCTGCAGATTGTCTCAGTGTACGGACCCCACTCTCCTTGAAGCTGCATCGGGGAGTAGAAATAATCACCCGGTAGGCCAACCGTAGGCAGATCCTTGAGCACATTACGAGGATCACTGCACCACACAACAGAATCCGGCGCTTGAGTCGGGTTAACGGAGGTAACGATAAGGTCTTGGAACTTAAGTGGGAACTTTTCTGCATCACTAAGACTCGTATCAAGCATAAACTGGAGCATGAAGTTGCTCCTACCCATTGCTGCTTCACGTTCAAGTAGATCTTCATCTTGGAAACGATCTGGATCTGTTACTGACCACGGTTCAGCACCGTTATCAATGTCTTCTTGAAGTTGAGGAGCAATTAATCCTTCGTAGTTTGACAGTTTACGAGGTACTCTTGCAGGCCAAACAAACGGTCGATAGTTACGTTCGGCTAGTTTACGGTAAATGGTAAAAGTAGTCTGAGGTGTACCAAGGTACATAATGCGGGAATCACTTTTAGGAGTAAGAATTGATTCGGCTTCTGTACACAGTTGCAGGAGTTTTTCTCGCATCATTTCAGTCATTGAGTTACCAGGAACTTCAATGTCATCAAGAATCATCAAATCAGCACGAGAACCAGTCAACTGACCGGTAATACCAACGGATTTAACGGATGGTGCTTGGTGTGGACTGCAGTTAACATCAAAACTAATACGAGACCACCGGGCATCATCTGACTTCGGTCTAAGATGTACTAGCCACGGTGTCTCAATGATCAATTTCTGTAGGAAGATTGACATGTTATCTGCCCGTTCCTTTGAAGCGGAGATAATCATGATCTTCTTTTCGGGATTATTAAAAAGTGTCCAAAGAACAAAGGCACCAGTAATCCACGATTTACCTACACCACGAAACGCTTGGATCTGTAAACGCTTTGGACCGTGCTGTAGATAGTCAGCAATAGCGTATTGAGCACGTGTCGGTGAAGGTAGATCGAGTTGTCCCCAAAGGGCTTGTAGAAATAGCTTAAAATCCTGTTGAAGGGACTCTAACACGGAGTCCCCTCTAGCAGCGTCTGTACGGCGTTTTACGGGCATAGATGGTAGATTGTACCTAAAGGTGGTTTAAGGGGTGTTGTAGGGGCTTGTAGGTGCCTCTCAGCGTGTATAAGGCAATTTGCCAAATCGAATGGAAGCTCCAATGTATTGAAGTTCGTTTAAAGCACGCCTACCAATATCTGTTTGTGGATCTGCTTTTAAACCGGGTACAACAGTAGCTGCTTTATTAACAGCTTTTTCTACAAAAGACCCAGGTTTACCTTGTTCAAACAATGCTGCTCCGGTTGCAACAGCAGCTGCAGGCGTAGCTACACGTGCTACAGCGGGTGCAGCCTTTAAAGCAGAGCCAACAATGTTGCCAACAGCAGCACTTGTTGCCAGTCGTGTACCAGCAGTTTTAACATCTCCTTTAAGGACTGCTTCTTGCGTTGTTTTATCTGTCAAAACATCAAGGCCCGCACCCAAAGCAGACATACGTTTGTTTTGCATTAACGACTTGTACGCTTGCGTACCAAGACCTGCGTTAAATTCTATTGTTCCAGGTGTTCTAGAAGTAAGTCCTGGTAAGTTTTTAATTGCTTCAGTAAATGCTTTCTTAGGCTCAGCACCTAAAGCAATATCTAACCCAGGAAGTGTAGAAGGATCAACCAAAGAGTCAAAATACTGGCGAGGAATAACCCTTAGTTCTCCAGTAATTTCATTAACCGTAGGAACAAACGGTCTACCGGCTTGGGTATTGTACTTTTCAAACTCAGTTTTTTGAGCTTCAAAGAATGGATCACTTTTGCTGAGGTTATCCGGATCACCAGGAGGTTTATCGGTGGTTTGCCAATAAGGATCACTAAGCTGAACATTATGTTCAAAGATAGGTTTAGCACCACCTGTACCGTATTGAACCAAAGTGCTTTGAGCTTCTTTAGCAATCTCAGCTTTAAGCGCTTTTCTTTGTGCTTCAGCAGCCTCTGTCGTGGTTACATCTCGTTTGGTTCTGAGTTCATCTGCCTTACCACGGTGTTGCTGACGTGCAGAACGATCTTTGCGTTTGACATTACCTTTGTCAAATTCAATTTTAAATTCCTCAGGACCAAACTCTTTTGGATAACCCCAATCTCTAATCATTTGGGCAGCACCGTATTGCCCTTTGACGTATTCTGCGTTAGCCTTTTTTTGCCAGTCAGCCCATGAAAGACGTTTGTCAGCCATAAAGAAAAAAAGCCGCCCCGGCTTGGAGCGGCACTATCGTTTAATAAGGAAGATGCTTATTTAAGGTTCTTACGCTTCTTTTTATTGTACTCTTCGGTTTTAGCGGTAACCTTAGAGGTGTCCATTTCTTTACCTTCCATCTTGGTAGACGGAGTGTAAACATCCATGGTCTTATCAAACTTGCTGCCAATCTTCATGGCTTTGTTAGCTTGAACAGCAGCACGGTGCTCTTCCAACGTACGATACCGGCCTACAGACAGCCCTTTGGTATCGGAAGGATCACGATAGGTGGATGCAGTTGAAGCAGGTGCCTTAGGCTTTTCAGCAGGCTTAGCAGCGGGAGCTTTAGTAGCAGTGGTAGGCTGTTGAGCTGCACGCATAGCCGGTTTAGCCGGTTGCTTTTCAGCAGGAGTTGGCCGACGAAACTCAGGATCAGACTTACCTGCTTCTACTTTAGGAGTAC